TTAGAGCCTTTAGATAGAAATCCTATAGTGAATAATATGCCAACTTTTAAAGTAATTTCTGGGTTCTTAGAATTGTTATATAAAAAATATAACTTCTACAACAGTGGATACAGGTTATTCTACGATTACGATTTTTCCTATATTGTCTCAAATAGTGGTTACTACACTAAGCACAAGGGTGAATTGATAAAAAGTGTCATACTACGAGTTAAAGATTCTATAAACCCCAAATCTAAATTTGAAGGTATGATAACTGATACAAAAAAGAAAACTCATATCATTGATGTAGATGCTGTAAATATTGAACCATTAGAAAACAATACAGTTGAAAATTCAGTTAATGATGTAGTATCATGGGCATTGAGAAATGATGATAACTATTATAAATACAATAATGATGTAAAGATAGATTTGATATATGTAAGTAAATCAGATTTAGATACAAATGACCTTACTATAAATAAAGAATATTTTATAGATAATTATCATAAATTAAAACATAAACGTGGTAGATTTATATTGATATCAAAAAACGATGTCTATAGTAGAGAAGGTGAATTCTTTAGAATTAACACAACTTTATGTTTTAAGTTTGTTGGATTTAAATAAAAAAAAACAAATACTCCCGTAGCATCTAAGCTACGGGAATTATATTTTATAAAATCTTATCTTTGGCGTTTAAACCAGTTCCTTTATTTGGATCTTCTTTACCATTAGTAGAATTAGATGAAGTGTTAGATAGATTATTCATATATCTTTCAATTTCTTTAATTGTAGTATATACACAAGTATAAGCACTTTGAGTCAATGCTACAACAATATTCATTGATGCTATATAACTAGCAGTAATATCATTAATCTTAGATTCTACTCCAGATGATACTTCTTCACCTTTATCAACCTGAGTACCTGTTTTAACATTTTCATCTTTCTTATTAGGATCGTTTGAGTCAGTCTTAGTTAAATCAATATCAGCTTCAGGTGCTTTATCAACAGCTTTAGCAGTTTTAATCTTATTACCAAGACTCTTAATTTTAGCTTCATATCTAGTACAATAAGCTTTAGACTTCTGATTCATTGATTCACATAGTTTAAGAGATTCGCACATTGATGAATAAAGTTCTATCAGCTGACCTATCGTCATACCACTAGTAACTATACCATCTTTCTTAAGCTTAAGCTCACCTAAAATCAAATCTGCTATAGATTTATCAGAATTGTCTTTTATTCTTAAAGTCTTTAATATATTCTCTCTTGTTAAATTATCAATATCTTCAGTCTTTATAGTTTCTAATTGTGATACATCGTTTATCTTATCAAATGATGGTGTGTCACTATAAAATTTCTCAATAGATCTTAATATATTTTTACTAATATTAGCATTCTTGTCATAGTATGTAAGTGATAAGGTAGATATGTTTTTATCTTCTTTATCATTAGTCTCCTTAGTAGATGTGAATTCTACTTTATCTTCCATACGGTTAGAATAAGTACTCTTCCACCTATTTATATTCATACTTTTAACCTTATAAGTTATTCCAGTATTCTTAATCATATTAAATATACCATCCAATACTTTACGGAAGGCACTCATAGTGTTTGAAATGTTTAAAGCTTCAGTAAGTATATGATATTCATTATTTAAAACAAAATTCTCATTCAGCATATCTAATGCTTCTCCTGTAAGAACCTTATTTATATAATTTATTTCAGACTCTAAGAAATTCACATATATCTTACTAGCTTCAACAAATTCTCTTCTATTGTCTTCTTCAAATTTATTTATAAGACTATACAATTTACTACAACTTTCTCTTAAGGATTCATTATAATCCATAATATCTTTTATAGAATGCATAGCATTAGGTGTATCATCTTTCAATGATAGTGATATACTATTATCAAAAGATTTAGCAAGGTTAAGAGATTCCATTACAGATAAAGGTTTGTTATTGAACACATATAAAAGAGATGTATATGCTTTAATATTAGAACTTTCCTCATCTATATTAGAATATGTATTATATAATCTTGATACAGTATCATCTGCTTCTAATATTTTATTAAATCTAGTAATCTTATGATTTATTACTCTTTTTATTCCATGTGAATATGATTCATTAACCAAACCTATATTCTTATTACATATTTTAACCATATCATTCAATTGTCTCTTATATGAAGATATAGTTATAATATTATTAGTATAACGCATTATACACACCCTCTCATTTTATATCTTATTTATTTTTTTAATTTATGTAAATATATTACAGCACCAGCATATGCTAATCCACACTTCATAAAATCAGCAAGTGTAGCTAATAAAGTAGTCATAAATGCTGAATTTTTATTAATCAAGTTTTTAACCTTAACCAATTCCTCAGAATCGTCCTCACCGAATTCCCTTTTTAAATCAGCTTCTAAACTTTTATGTTCTTTACCAATAGCAGCCTTAATACTATCAGCATCTTTTTTACAACCCTTAAATGTAGCTAAGAATTGTTCAGCATCATCTTTGCTAAGTTCTGAATTAGTTTTGAAGAAATATTCTCTAAGTGCATCATAATCTAATTTATATACACCATTTTCAAGTTTAACAGTTTTAACATTTGATGGGAATACTAATTTCATTAAATTTTCGACATATTTTTCATCTCTGAAATTACATATTGCATCAGGGTTATTGACGAATAAATAATAAGAACTTAGAAAATGTGTGTAATTAGGAGATATTTTTGTTGCTAGTATAGTTTCCATAACCTCTTTCATTTTATCCTCATTTTCAGACTTCAAATTACCATTTTTTATATCATCTGAAAATTTCTTCAATTCTCTACTTAAATACTCACCAGATACTTCCTGTTTATTATCATTATATATTTTAGAATTCTTTAGTTTTGTAACAGAACCACTTCCACCACTAGATGAGATATTGAATAGATTGGCAATACCCTCAAATATAGACCTGATTAATTTAAATATTGTAGCAAAAATCATTTTTATAGCATGTAATACCAACGCTATTGCACCTTCATCTATAGGTTCAAACATATAAGATTCTAGAATAGATAACTCCTCCATCTTATATTCATATAATAATGCATATATATTATCCATTTAACCCCCCCCCTATTTCTAGTCTATTTTAGACTTATGTTTATCAAATATTTTATATAAAGAATCAGTTATACTCACATAGTTTAACCCATCTGATAATATAGGTTTTAAAGTAACTATTAGATGAGTCATAAAGTTTAAATTATTATTTAATGTAGTTTTAATCTCATTAACTCTATCAGGTGTATTATCAGTATTTTCAACCTCACCCATACACTTTTTATAATTTTTATGTATAAGACCCGATACTTTATTAAAAACAGCTTTTAACTTTTCATCAAGTTTTATGAAATTTTTAACTTCATTTTCAGACATGATGCTGCGTCGTTCTTCAAATAAATAATTTACTATAGCCTCACTTGATAATTTGTTATCACTAGTTAACTTTATATCAGAGTTTGGAAACATCTTAGATATGATATTTTCAGAGAAATACTTATTTTGTATGTCATATATACCACTATCATCAAATTGACTAAGTATATTATCAAATTTAGAATAGATAGGTGTTGGGTGTGATAATAAGTTTAACAATAGTTTTAAACCTTCTTCTCTGTCATCTTCAATAAGATTTTCTGTAATTATTCTACTTGCAATATTTTCAATATCTTTATTATTTTGATTATTTTTAAATTCATTTTTAGTCTTACTGTCATTCAATTTTGAAGATTTGTTTGCAACTTCTGATATTGAATCTGATGAATTACCAATACCTAATATACTACCTAAGAATTTAAAAAAGCCTTTAACTATTTTTACTAAGGTACCGAATATCTTTTTTATTATAGAACTAATCACTTCACCTATAGATTCGTTTATATTCTCCATAGTATATGATTCAAGCATATGTAATTCAAACATATGTGCTTCATATAATAAAGCATAAGAATTATCCATATTTAACCTCTCCTTAAAAAATAAATTTAATAAGCTAGGTTAAACACCTAGCTTATTAAAAACTTATTTATAAAATATACTCAATCTTAGTAAAGATCTAATTCAGCTTCAGCTATTGCAGATTCTATGAAAGCAACTGTACTACCATTTTCAGGCTTTAATTCTCCTTCTTTCATCTTACCTGTTTGCTTGTTTGAATCTTCAGTCTTCTTAGTGCTCTTATTAGCAATAGCCTTAGACATTATCCTACAATACTTAACGCCTTCCTTAATTACACTCATAAGTGCAAGTATAGCAGCTACACAAACATTGAAATCTAACTTTAATGAGGCCTTACTATTCTTCTTAATGTTCTTATAGTTTCTATCGTCATCAACATCCTTCTTAATAGATCTTACCTTATCGTTGATATCACTCAATATTGTCTGATATTCTCTCTTAAGATCACTCTTAAGCTCTCTTAGATTCTTTAGAAGTGTTGCTACTGAATTATCACCTTTACCTGTTATGAAAGCCTCTGCTTTACCATACAGATCTGCATTTAATGCAACCTTTTCTTCCTTATTTATAAACATAGTTCTAGTGGCATCTTTTATATCAGACATAGAGTCAAGCTTAATTTCTTTATTAGCATCGATTTTTCCAAAATAGTCATTTTTTAACTTAGTTAAAGCAGCCTTTTCAGCCTCAGTTCTACTATCCTTATCTAGAACGTCATCATTCTGCTTAACATCAAAATCTCCACTTACAAATGTCTTTAGTTTAGCAGCAGCATCTGCAAATTTTTCAACCTTAACAACCTCAGCTCTAAATTCAACAGTCTTCTTAGTTGCATCAAACTTATGCTTCTTAAACTGAGCAGCAGCAAATCCTAGCATCTTTTCATCCTTATAGTTAAGAACCTTGTTTATTACTTCATCTATAGCATTCATTACTGTTTCATAAAGCTTCTTTATAGTCTTAGCAGCAGCATATGCCTTGTCAGAAATGTATTCACCTGCGTTTGATTCATTAACACCAGTTAATAGGTATTTTTCAGCTACAGCAGCTTCTAACATTGCACCTTCTGCAATTATTTCGAAAAATCCATTCATATTATTTACCTCTTTTCTTTATTTTTTATTTTATTTATTGATGATGTGTGAGATTTTTAACCTCTATATTTGTGTGTTATTACTATATAGGATAATCCTTCACATAATTTATCATTTTTATATAGATATCATAGTATCAGAATCTACATTCCTTAATTCCTTAACTATTTCCCTATCTATTTTACCTACTTTATCTTCCTTAGCAGCCTTCTTAGCTTTCTTAGAATTGATTTCAACAAAGTTTAATTTATTACCTAACTTCTGTAAAGTGTTAGCAATAGATTCTTGTTTTTTAATAATACTAGCTTTCTTCTTAGGGTCTTTTTCTTTATCAGCTTTAAGTTTTAATATATTCATTTCAACCCCATCACCTATAGCTTTAAGTGAATCAGATAGTTTTACATCCATATAGAATATAAAATATAGACCTTCTTTTAAGAAAGGTACTAGCTGTGTAAATATACCTATAGCTAAAGGAACTCCTATAAGTACTGAAGCTTCACTAACTGGAGCAGTTGATTTACGACTACCGATTTTAAATAATTTCTCAATCAAACTAAATCCTAATTTAACAAATGCTACTAAACGACCAACAGCCACTGGGATAGATGCAACATATAAAACACTCATAGCAATAATCATTGATATACATGTAAACATAAGATAAGCCCACATTCTAAAATATACCCCTATAGGGTTAGAGTTTCTATAAGTATTATATAAAGAACGGAAGTGGTCAAATAAGTCAGCATTCTTCACTACTATACCATTAGCCTCAGCTCTTTCAATCATACTTTGCATATTCCTTATATCTTCATCAAGTAATTTACTAGTAGACATCTTATTGCTTCCAATATTACCTAACTGTACCAATGAACCTTTGACCATAGCATCAATATGAGTTGTAAGTTTACTACTAAGCTTTTCATCATTTCTAGCTTCCAATACAAAGTCCATCACAACTCTATCAGATATATCACAGTATTCCCTAAGTAGAGAGTCAAACTGTTTACTTTCTTCAATAGTTAACATAAATATTCACCTCCCTATATAGATTTACCTAGTAAAGTAACTAAGTCTTTAGCTGGGTTAGATTTCTTAAGAGACTTTAATGTCATCTCTTCCAGACCTCTATCCCCATCAAACATTAACTTTATTAGTTCATATTCTTGGTCTACTATTACCATACCAAGTAAAGAATACTTATTCATTATATATGATACCACTCCTGGGTTATCCATATTAATATCATACTCAGCCAACCTATCAGCATCGTTTTGAGTTATAACTACAGTAGAAATAGCCTGTGCTAAATTCATACCAGTTATCCTATTAATCTTAACAAGCCTACTTCTATTCTCTAATCTCTTCCAATCCTTCATAGACTCCCTATTTCTGGCAGCTCTTATAGCATCCTTCTTCAAAGCATCTATAGTAAATAGGAAATCTTTAGCAAAAGATATTTCTCTAGTAGTGGCTCTTATAAAATTAAGTATACCTCTATTTCTATCAGCATTCATTAATTTAGAAACTATAGTATCTGAATCTATAGGGTATATCTTAGCCTTAACTCCAACCATAAACTGTCTAGTTACTTCAGACTGCTTAGTAGAATAATATTGAATAGTAATGATTGTAGGAGTCATCTCGTTAGCCTTCTTACAATCAGATGGAGTTAATGAAGCCTTAGTATGATATGAAGATGGTTTACTAGTATCAACTTTACTCTTAACTATATCACCAACAGGGTCAGCATCCTTATTATTAGATTTAGGTTTTTTATCATTTTTAGATGAAGCTTTCGTAGCTTCTTCTTTAGCAGCTAATTCATCCCTATAACCTTTAAGATCCTTAAAACTTTTCATACCTTTTTTATTCTTAGACTCGTTTATCATATCAACTACGCCATTAATTCCACATTCAGATACAGAATGTGGTAATACATAGTCGGTATTATTCTTCAAGTCAGCCATTATAGCCTTCATGCTTGTATTCTGTTTAGCATTGAACAATGGGTCTAACCTTTGTGCATATTCATACATACTTTCAGCTATCTTAGTGATATGCTGAATATCATATTCATCATTCATATTGATATGGAATTTACGAATATAACTTTTTACATCACTATCACTTAAATCATTCATTGAATTAAATAGGATTAAAAGTAGATTTGCATACTTACGTTCCAGTGCACTTGCAACAGTCATCATTGAATTTTTATCTAAACTGTCTGATACAAATACTGGGAAGGTAAGAACAAAATCCTTAGCAGACCTATTGATAGAATTTACATTCTTTGTATCAGCAAAGATTTTACTCGTTACATTATCAATACCATCAACTGCTATATTTAACAATCCTGCAAATAATTCATTTTCGTGAATTGTTTTATATGACATGGTTTAAATACCTCCTTATTTAGTTTTATTTTTATGTTGAAAAAAATAAAAAAATAAGAATTTTAAGAGTGACCAGAATCACATATTCTAGCCACTCTAAAAACCTATATTTCTATTTTATCCGTTATTGGGACAAATAGTTTATCATACCTCTTACCATCTATTTCTATATATGTATCATCACTATGATATGTATTACAGCTATTTATTAAATAATACACATTGTTATGAACGATATTTTCAGTAGAAACTGGAGTCTTTTCAATAAAAGTCTCAACTGGTTTAACTACTTCCACTTCTCTTATATAATCATTATACTGTGTCTTAGCAGTATCATCTCCTATAAGTGGTTTTATAAAATCATATATATCTTTAACGGTACTTAATATTTTTAGATAATTCACAAAAATAAAACCTCCATACGATATAATAGGAGATAGCCATAAAGACTATCTCCAATAAATATCTTATAATATTCGGTACAAAATACCTTATTATCTGATTATGAAATCATCAGCTGCCAATGTAGCAGTTGTAAAGTATTTTGCATTGAATTCTCTAACTACAGCTGGGTCAGCTTTAGCTATCTCTATCATTCTAGAGTTATGTGCGTTGATTCCTGCCATAGCATTTCTCATAACATGAACGTCATATTTGAAATCCTTACCATCGTTGTCAAATATATCTTCCATCAAAAGGTTCAAATCTATATTCACAACCCTATATTCAATAGAAGAGTTCATATAATTTGACACTACTGTCTGATTAGTAATAGATCTCCAATCAACACCGTTCTGTCCTGGTAGAGTTATAATGTACTTGCTTATAATATCTTTAGCAGCATCAGTCAATCTGAATGATTCTCCACCATTTAAACTCTTGCTAAGAATAGTATTAACGTAATTAGAAACAGTATTGCCATTTTTAGCTTCAGCTCTAGCTATTTCTTCTACAGCTGATATTGCACCAACACCATTATCAGACCTTGGTACAAATGATATTATAACAGGCATTCTCTGACCATCAGTTTCAATTGGTCTACACCCATCATAATCTTTGAAAATCTGCTTAAAGAATTCATTTACAAGTTCAGCTAACTCCATGTACTCCATGATAGTAGTTGACAGCATACCCTTGAATTCCTTTTTACTAGTTGTTTCAACTGTAAACTTTTCTGTTGCTTTTGTTTCTCCCATTTTAGTTTCCTCCTTCGAAAATATTTTCTAATATAAATTAATTTATAAGATAAACTACTTGGGATAAGTAGGATATCATGTATATAATATATGATTGTTAAATATGTTATATTTAATTAAATATATTTATTTAGCCTTTCATCTCCACATAGTGTCATTACAACGAACACTTTATACAATTCAAAATTTGAACCAACATCCTCAAAACATACAAGCTTATATGGATTTGCTATATTGTTTAAATCGATATGTAATTTATATTCAGTTGCAAAATATGGATAGTTAGGGAAATTATACATATCTGTAAGATAATCCAATATAGTACTATCTAAAAACATCCCATCATCAGCTAATGTACAGTCTGAACCGTATTCATCAAACACAACGTCATGAAAACCTAATATTGTAGGTATTAGACCCTTAAATCCTAAAGTCTCACCTATATATTTTGTAAAAGCCCTACTATCTATAATTTTACCACTATCCAAAGCTTCTGCTATATAAATTAGATTGTCATCATATAATTCATATATATCATGCTTTTTAAATGTAGTTGTTAAATTTCTCAAAGTGTATTCAAACATATCATCCAAAAACGACAGTATTTTCCATATAGTATCACCGAAATAAAATGCTATAGCAACACTGTATTTTGTAGATTCTACTGTACCCCCATGTAAAAAAGTATGGTCATCTTCAACATCGCTTCCAGTAAGTCCCATATTTGTATATTCAGAGTATATATCATATACAGGTGTTAATAATAAACCAGTAGATACTAAATGTAATTCACCAGTTTCACGATGCTTACCGATAGCTGAAACTCTTAAATCATCATACAATAGTTCAGTCTCCTGGTCTTGTAATTGCATTACAGTAAATTCAATATAACCATGTGGTTTAATTTTTATATATTCTTCAATCAAAGTATTATAATCCACATACTTAGACCTACCACCACCATTAACAGTGTCTTTGATTAAATCAACACCATGTGTATAAATATTATTTACTCTATAAATAGTATTGTATGAATCTTCAATACGATATAATATTTCACCAATATTTATTTTACCAACGGTGTAGATATATTTATCATCACTCATTTTATACCAACTCCTTCCATATTTATAATATATACTTGAGAAATAATATACCACATGGATTTAACCATGTGGTATATAGTAATAAAGAGATACATGAAAAAGTATTACAATTTTAACAAGTTTGTCTTGTATAGTATTGATGTATTTATATGTACACCTTCGTGTAAAGAAATGCAATCCTCTATTGAACCACCATTCTTTACACACTCATCCATTACTAATAATACTTCTTCTCTTAACTTATACAGTTCAGATTTAGTATTATTATCGTGTGATTTATTGTATATATGGTCTTCAAGTCTATTATTTATATTATATGCTAAATTAAGTTTATCTTCAGACTCTCTTAGTAATTGTAGTTGTTTAGTAAATTCTATAATTACAGCATCATTAATGTTAGTAGACTCGTTTATTGCTTCCATAGAAGCTTTCTTTAATAAAGCGTTTTCATTTATAACTGTGTCGATTAGCTCTTTAGGTGTCTTAGTACCTAAAACTACATTACACATTTCATTGAAATAATCTAAATTATATCCAGTTAAAGTAGCTTCAGCTACATCTCTAACTGCATGTAATGTTAATGGATTAGGACTCTTACACAAAACATCTAATGGATTAGACTTATCACAGTCTGTACTACATTTAATCTTACAGTTTAGCTTATCAAAATCTATATCACTATATTTAGTATCTTTATATATGATGAAAGAATCACAGTATAACATTCTTACCATAGCCACATTATCTATAGGTAAAATATGTAAGAAAGCATTTAGTATAGTAGTGGCATTAAAACCATTCTTTTCTAATACAATTTGATTTGATGTATTCTTAGCAGTAGGAGCTACTGCCACTTTATCAAGAGTTTCATTTAATATACTTATATCATAAGGTGATACCATCTTAACTATTGTGACTGTATCAAATGACCTTAGTATTACATTAGCATTGTATTTTATAATACATTCATCTACTATATTCACACTATATATATTATTGAAATCGGTAGTTATATATGGTACAAATGTATCATTATTAGTATTTACGTTTATAAGGAATACAGCATTATCATTATCGGTTTCAGTTTCAGATATCGCTGATTCTCTTATATCACTAATATCAATATCTTTTTTATTTTTATTGATATTATTTATAATAATATAGGACTCTTCAAAATCAACGTTAGGAACCCAACCTAATTCCAATAATGACTGGCATTTCCTCATTCTAGAATTCATATCTAGGTTTTGGTCTTTCAAATCATTGTTTAGTCTAATTACAGTTGCTTTCCATTCAAAGTAATACTTTTCCCATAAGTCACTAGAAATTCCTGACATATGAGTCTTATAAGCATTATACCAATCTTTAACAGTTACATCAGTACCATCTAAAACATCTATCTCACCAAACACCTTATAATAATTATCTTCTTTATTTATATTATATGCACCTTTAGATATGATTTCATATGGTGTTAATAAAGCTGCTAAATCACTTCTCTTTATAGGTGATGTATCTTTTAATAATTCATTAGAAGCATCAATAAGTTTAGCCTCATCACCTCTACCAATACCTGTAATATGGTCATGCCACATGTTAAATAATTCCATATTTGTAGGAACACCCCATATCTGATTACATACTTTATCAGAAGGCATCTTACGTCTATGAGGTAAACTCATATATTTATCAAAAGACTCTTGATAATCTTTACCAGGTACAAATACATATAATCCGTGTGTATTAGTATCATTAAATTTATTAGTCTCATCTATCTTATCTTTAACAACTTTAACTATGTCACCATCTTGTGCTAAAGTTTTCATATGATTTTTAAATCTACTCATATTTACCCCCTCCACTAACCACATCTAAAACATCAGTGGTTATCTTTTCTAATGATGTGAATAATTTACTTATTGCACCAGTATTTATATTTTCAACTACATATCCATATGGGTGTTCCAAAACCCTTAGGTTTTTATAATTCTTCACAAGTCTAGTAGCTCTATTATAATTAACTTCACCTTCAAGTATAGGTAATGGTTCATATTCTATTATACACGGGTCAAGTCTATTATACATACATTCAATACTATATAAAGCTTTCTTATTTTCATCTATATAAGTTTCAAATCTATTATCTAATACAGGCTGTTTATTATAAACTATCTTATCACCAGTTACAAACTCATATAGATAATCTGGGTTATAATAATCGATTACGCTTTCACCAACCATTGAAGTTAATTCATGTATCTTATCAGTTATATTTTGATTTGTACTACGTCTTGTAATATAATCAGTATCCAAATCTTTAAACTTCTTAGTTATTATCTTACCATCCTTATCAATAAACATGATATCAGTATCATTCAAACTAAACCCAGTCTTTATTACATTATCATTGACCATTAGATTTACCATAGATGGATTATATCTACTTGGTATAGTAGGAGTAATACCAGCTAATCCCATTTCATTATAAAGCGTTACACTCTCTAATACATTAAATACTATATCTTTTACATCGTTATCCATATTCATGCGTATTTCCTCAATAGTATTAGCAAACTCAGTAAAGTTATTATCAGTAAGTCTTATATAATTGTATTTACCAATTTTAGCAAGACTCTTTTCTTTAGCAACTACTTTTTCTCTATATGAAGTCATAACTCTTTTATTTGGATTATTACCACCATCTTTAACCTCTATAATTAAATTTGCTGGCAGATAATACATATCCGTTATCCATAGGTGAGTTTCACCATTATATTCATATTCTATTGTAGGTCCTGGTACTTGAACGTCTTTAGATTTAACATTCATGACTTTATCAAAATATTCAAGTAAATTTTTCTCATACTTACCGACATATGTTTTTATAGCACCATCTTTAAATCTATACTTACCTGATATAGACCTGCGTTCTAACATCTTTTGTTGATGCTCAGGACTGTCTAGGAGACTAGCTTTACCGTATTTATTTATCATACCTTTTTTCATTATCTCCTGATATCTAATCTTACATGAAGGTCTTGTACATAATCTATCATATCTCCATGTATCTTCATTCCATTCAGTTGGTCTTTTACAAACGATACATGTACCATGAGATTTTTTATTTATATGATTAAAGAATAATCTAGCAGCAGTGTATCCTTCTGGAATAAGTTCACTATGTTTCGTATCTATATGCTCTACGCACTTATATTTAACGCCCTTATAATTACAGTATGGGCATTTATATACACTTTTACCCTGCTTCTTTTTCTTAAGAATTTTATTCTCAGAAACACAATCTATATTCATTAATAATTCCCTCCTTCTTTAATATTTGAAATTTATTAAATTGTTCAATAGCCTCATAATTAGTAAAGTTTTAACCAAGTAACATATAGATAAGCTATTAAATATAAGGAGGGGTGTTAATGTTAATAGACAATTTATTGACCACCAAAGATGCACAACCTGTAGAATTAAAATCTGGTGCTGCTATAGCCAGTTTGTTAATACGGTTACTTTTATTAGTACCTGGTGAAAATCAATCTCATCCCGATATGGGTGTTGGTATAATAGCTAAGCATAGATATAATTTTGCTGAAGATATACCAATATTAAAAACTATTATAACTGAGCAAATAGCTACGTATTTACCTATGCTCAGTAATGTAACAGTAGATTTGTCATATGAGAATACTCAATTGACAATATCAATTGAAATAACTAATATGATTATAAAACTTGATGTAAAAAATAATATATTATCTTTAAGTGATATAATATCAAATTAAAAATGGAGGAATTATAATGGATAAAACTAAAAAGAATGTTTCAATTAACGACCTTATTGAAAACGGTGATGCTGTAGAAATGTCACATGATGAAGTAAGAAACTTATTCCCAGCTGAAGAAGAACCAGAACAGCTACTTCAGCCTACAGATGACATGTATGATAGGTTAATTAAAAGAATAGATGCTGAAAACGCTGCTGTACACGAAGAATATCTTGAATCAGCTCTTGAAGAAGAATTAATGAATAACGAAGGTTCAGATGATAGTGAAACAGAGAGAAGAATACACGATTCAGTTGAAATCGAAGATGATATAGATATAAAACCTATTTCATACAATTCTATTGATATGGGTCTTGATATCCTAATGGATAAGACTGATGATGAAAATTCTATGACTGATGTAGGTCCTGATATGGAACCTGAGGTTAAGAGAGTTGTAAAGGTTGAAGAAGAGACCATACCTGAACCACAGCCTATGGCAGATCCTATTCCACAACCAGAACCTAAACCAGAGGCTATACCTGAACCAGTACCAGTGGAAGAAGAATCCTCACCTACTCCAGCTGTACCAAGTGTATTAGAAGAAGATGATATCGATTTAGATTTGGAAGATGAAAATAAAGATGGTATTAGTGATGATGAAAGAAAAGAAGCTGAAGAAAGGTTAAAGCGTCTACAGGAAGAAGTTTCTAAGAAAATCAAGCCTGTGAAAAATCCTATACCTCTAAATACTTTTAAGATAAATCACAAGGTAAAGAGGACTCCATCTTCTATATTTAAGAAGGCTCTTATAAAGAACCATGCTACATGGATAACTTCTGGTTCAAAGAAGTCTATAACTATAACTGAATTTACAGGTCCAGAAATATTAAAGATAAATAGATCATTGGTACCTGAGGTTGGTAGACTTACATGGTATGGTAATATGCTTAACACTATTTATTCCCATATCCAGTCTTCTAAACCTAAGAGTGTTAATGAATGGGCTAAGACTACGTTAGTATCAGATTTAGATGATATATATTTCGCTATATATGCTGCTACATATGGTACAAGTAATATAAATTATTATGATTGTGATAAATGTAAGCATGCTTGGATGTCTGATTCTATGGCTTTAAACAAATTCTATAAGGTTAAAGATGAAGATAAATTTAAGACTGCTCTAGCAACTAATGTATCATCTAGTACTGCTAATGAAATAGAAGTTACATTAGTTCAGGTTACAGATGATTTGGTATTTGCTATAAGACCTATGACATTATGGAATGTTTTCCATGAACTTCCAATCATAGGAGATACTAGTTATGAAAATATAGATATCTTAATTCAGATTGAAACTATATATGCTATAAACATGGAAGATAGTTCTCTTGAAGAAATAGACTTTAAATCTTATCCAGACCCAGATAAGACTATAAAAGCTAGATATAAGTATATGGATAAGTTTGTTAACAGTCTAAAACCAGACCAGGTTGCACTGTTAGTAGCTGCTATAACTGAAATGAACGCTAAATATGAGACATTGGTTGATTATATAATCCCAGAAACTATATGTCCAGAATGTGGTTCACATATTGATGCTCAAGAGACTACAGTTGACAATTCGCCTATATCAGGTGAGCTATTGCTTTTTATGCGACATCAATTAGGAGCTATGAGGAGCTAATTAATAGATTCTTATTCCTAATTGATACATTTAAGAAATTTTCTATTGAGGAACTTAAAGGGTTACCTTATGGGGATATACAAATTCTTCATAAGATAGCACTTGACAGGAAACATAGAGAATATAAAGAATTGGAAGCTACAGAAAAAGCTAAAAAACGAAAAGCTCATGAAGAAGCAAATGCTTCAGGCACAATAAACAACTCACAGATAGTGATGTAGATATATACTAAGAAAGGGTAAAATTTTAGATAAATGAATAGATTAGCATTTTCAAGTAAACTAGATCGTACTTCACATACCATAGATGATGAAGGTTGTAACTTAGCAGCCATACAATCTATATGTGGTTTTTTAAAATATAATATTGATGGTGTCGAGAATATAATCTGGACATCTGAATCTAAGTATGATTTAACATTCACTATCACTTCTAACAAACAACTTGATTTAAACAGTATACCTGAATTCACCCATTGGTTTAAAACTATGTGTATGCTCGTTGAACCAATAGATGATAACAATATTAATATACATATAACTTATAATAACTCTAGGTAATTCCTAGAGTTATTAATTTTACTTTATAAGGAGGTTTAATATGGATAAATTACACACATCTATAGATTCAGTTATGGAAAGTACTGGTGATGTGGAAAGATCATTTATAGTAAATCCTTTCATGGATATAGATTTATTCATTAAAGCAAATAATTGTCCAAGAATTTCAAACCCAATATTATTCTCCTCGCCAGGTATACCAACTGAGGACGGGTTATTATCATATGAATTATTTGGCACTAACCCAAAAGACAGATCTAATATATTTGGATATATAGAATTAAATGGAGTTTATTTACACCCATTAGCATATAAGATATGGTCTAAACTTGACCGTAAAATTCCTGAAATTATATGGTCTGAAGAAACATATTCTGTAAACTCTAAAGGTGAAATTGTACTAGACCCCGAAGGTACTGAAAGTGGTATAGAGTTTCTTAAGAATAATTTTGATAAGATTAAATTCAAAGATACTGGTTCAAATAAGAGAAATGTAAATATATCAATCTTAAAGAAAAATAAAGATAAGATATTTATAACCAGATGTATAGTATCACCACCATATATACGAGATATATTGGTTAGTCAAGGTAAGACTGAAGTAGGAGAATTAAATAAATTTTATCAAAAGTTAATTTCTAATGCAAATAGTATGGAAACTTTAAATAAATATGGTATGTCAATAGACCATGTACTTAGAGGTACAATACAGGAGACTTTAGTCAATATCTATAATTGGACTTCAAATGAACCAAACTTAGGTAAGAAACGTGGTACCATTAGAAGGTCAGTATTATCTAAGACTACAGACTATGCATCGAGGTTAGTAATGTCAGCACCAGATTTGAATGTGGAATCACCTAAAGACTTTATGACTGATATTGACCATTGTACAATACCACTAGCATCTTTATGTGGTAATATAAAACCATTTTTATTACATTATTTAAGAAATACTTTCAATAATTTATTCTCTGGTACAGGTGTATTGGTTACTATGGCTGATGATAATAAGATTGGTGAGCGTATTACTATAGAAGATTTTGAAGACCAATTCAATGATGAAAGGTATGATAGAGAGATAGAAAGTTTTATACATGGATATTCAAATAGATTTGCACCTATCACTTACAAGTACAATAATAAGGTTTATACTTTTAAGATTAACCGTGCAGGTGAATTAAGACCTATAACTTGGTGTGAATTATTTTATATGGGTGTATATGAACTGACACTTGGTAAATGTGCACTAATAACTAGATTCCCAGTGGATTCATACTATTCACAATTTCCTAACAAGATAAGGGTAATCAGTACTATAGAGTGTGAAGAAGTCACTATAGGGAATACTACATACCCTAACTATCCTAAGATAAGGCTTAAGGATATTAGTACTGACACTTCGAACAAGTTTAGAGATACTGCTAATATATTTAACCCATACTTAGGAGCCATAGGTGGTGACTATGATGGTGACCAGATTAAAACATCTGTCGCATTCTCAGATGAGGCTAATGCTGAACTAAATGAACATCTAAACAGTAAAGTTAATTTTATAAACTTAGGTTGTGAGCCTATAAGAAAATCATCAAATGAAGCTATACAGTGTTTATACAATTTAACATTATTTTTACCTGAGGATAATAATAAACTTGGAAAACCTACATTTTAAAAAAGACAATATAGTTCCCATAGCCAATTGGCTATGGGATTACTATAATTTTTGTATATATAAGTTTTTGATTAGTAGTAGCTTATTTAATAGTTAAACTAACTATATTTTTACAATCCACTAGAAACTTCACTACCTACTCCGTCACCACTTATACCACGTCCAGGTAATGGTAGTTCAGTAGAATCACCATGATTCTGTCTCTTACCAGAAGGACCTTCTGACTGTCCTCTACCACTTACAGGCTGTGAACCTGATGCACTACTTTCACCAGGTGCAACTGGTGTTGGTGGTACAGCTGGAGAACTTTCATTATGAGATTCACTGTTAGTACCAGTAGCATGACCACCTGTTGGTATACCACTATGTCCTGCACCGTGCTTTGGTGAATCAGTAACTTCTGGTGCAGTAGCTATTGGTCTCTTAGTCCTTCCTGAAGAAGTTATAGCAGCTTCTATACTTCTACCATTCGGAACTGGAGACTTATCTAATACGAACTCAGGTGCTGCAACAGCAGAGTTATCAGCTTCAACAAGTTCTCTTGTTAAGAATACTCTCTTACCATTAGGTAATACTTCATATACCTGATTACCTCTTCTTATATGTCTATATATATCACCTATTGGCAATTCTACTTCATACATATCACTATTTATACCATATATATTTTCAAGAACTGGTGTCTTGCATATAATATCAACTTTCTTCTTTAGCATAATACTTAATCCCTCCTATTTATATCTCATCTAAATCTAGCTCAGGGTCGTAGATATCATCTATGTCTCCATCTGCATCTAATTCATATTCTATATCTTCTTCATCATCATCAACGTCTAAATCTGGGTCGTATA